AATTGGAGACGCTGTTAACCTTGCAGCGAGATTAGAGGCAACAGCAGGTAGAGGAGATTATGCACAATGGCCAATTATAATATCAAGAGATACCGTAGCCCAATGCAGATATCCTCACAGATTTGAAAAGATTGGTGAAATCTTAGTAAAAGGTAAGTCAGAACCTGTGGAAATATATTCTGTATAAAAAATTTTTCTGCTACATACATACTACAAATAAAAATTGTAACAAATTTTTTTGTAAACATCGAGAACATTGTAGGTTAAAGTAACGATGTGATTTTTAAATATCTGGAAAAATATTCAAAAAATAAAAAAGTAGAAAAAACTGAGACGTTTCAAGTAAAGATAATTACCTCAGGAAAATAGTTCTTGACAAGGATCTTTAATTTTGATATACTATCATAAATGAATTTTAAAATTCAAAGTTAACAACAGGGCAAAGTAATGAGTGATAATTTAAACGAGATAGAGCGCAGATTATCTGTTCACGAAGCTCAATGCGAAGAGAGATGGAAAACTATCTTTGGTCGTATGGAGGGTCAAGAGGAACAGCTAAAGCGTATGGAAAATATACTAATTGGTATAGCGGGTGCTGTTATCTGTGGAGGAGGCTCTGTAATTATCACAATAATGGCCATGCATAGTGGCTAAAGGAGAAAAAACATGGCATTGAAAAATTATGCAACAAAAGAAATGAAAGCCGTAGACAGTAAAGTTCCTACTTCAGATGGAGTAATCTGGAAAGAAGGAAGTGTTTGGAAATTTAAGTGGAAAGGTAGTGAGTGTGGATATACTACTGAAAGCGATGCCAAAAAAGGACTGGCTAAAGTAAGTGGCACGTCTAAAGAAAAGTCTTAAAGCCTTTTGGCTATGGCTAGTTAGTTGGTTTTCAAAGCGTTGGAGACTAGATGTTAGCTATAATAAACAATGGGGTGATGCAGACGATAGACAATATATCGTCAAAAAATTTCTTATTAAAAAAGATAAGCATTTAAAGTTTGTAACTCATACAAAAGAAGTTATAGAAATTAGAAGTCCCTCTGGACTAAATTACAGGATTACATCTTTATGAAAATATTAGTACTACTATGTCTAATTTTTCCCGTTAGTGAAAGACCTATTGATGTAAAAGATTGTACAATGTGGAAGTATGGTGAACCAGAAACATATGAATGGTGTTTAGAAAAACCAACTCCAGAAATTATTAGAGAATTATGAATCAATTACTTATAGGAATAATACTAATTATGGGCTTTTTAGGCTACGGGTTGTATATAGAAAATGAAAACCTAAAAGCAGAAAACGCAGCCTATGTACTAAGAGATAAAGAACAAGACGCAGCAATAAATCAACTTCAAGGAGATTTAGAACTGCAAGGTAAGGGTTTACAGGAAATGCAAGCAAGAAATGCGGAGATACAAGGTGAGATGAACCGCTACCTAGATATATTTAAAAGACACAATTTAACAAAATTAGCAGCAGCAAAGCCTGGGCTAATTGAACCAAGAGCAAACAAAGCTACTAAGGAGGTATTCGATGGAATCGAAGAAGATAGTCGCAATATTGACGATCTCGATGATGGTATCCAGCTGCAGTCTGGTACCAACTAAAAAAGAAGTTGAAATAAAAACAAAAGCAATTGAGCGGACTATAATTCAGCCCGTCATGCCTCGAGAAATTGATTTAAAAGAACCATATTGGTATGTAGTTTCAGATAAAAACATTGATGAATTTCTAGCAAGAGTGGAAAAAGATCAAGGACAAGTAGTCTTTTTTGCAATGTCAGTTCCAGATTATGAACTAATGGCATATAATATGCAAGAACTAAAAAGATATATAAATGAATTAAAAGAGGTGGTAGTCTATTACAAAAAAGTAACTACACCACCTAAAAAAGATGACGAATCATAAAAGAAGATTAGAAATCTGTTATCGTTGTCAATATATAACAGCTTTGAAGGTGTGTAAAGTATGTAAGTGTTTTATGCCCCTAAAAGTACGATCATCAAGGGCAGAATGCCCTAAGAACTTATGGGGAGAAAAGTTATGATGAATAAAATAATGGCAGTCAAAGACTGGGTAATGGCTAGAGTAGCCGAAAGGACTTCGTGGGACGGAGCAACTATCATTGGTGGTAGTGTTCTAATTCTCATGGGAGCACCAATAATCGAAATGCTTGCATGGCCAGCACTAGCTTGGGGTGTTTATACTCTGATCAAGGAGCAATCGTAATGCCTAAAGGAACTGGAACTTATGGAAAACGTAGGGGTCGACCTAAAAAGAAAAAGCGCGGTAAAAAGCGTAAAAGCATGAAACACCATGGCTGTTAGAAGACGCACAACTAGAAGGAAAAAACGAGCCTCTAAAAAGAAACGTAATATTCCTACTAATAAAAAGCTATACGCACGGATAAAAGCAAAAACCAAAAGAAAATTTGCTGTTTATCCGAGTGCGTATGCTAATGCATATCTTGTACGAGAGTATAAGAAAGCTGGTGGGAGATATAGACGTGGCTAGAGGCGGTTTAGGAAAGTGGTTTGGAGAAAGATGGGTTAATATTGGAGCACCCAAAAAGAAGGGTAAATACCAACCGTGTGGCAGGAGAAAAGCCAAGAAAAGCAGAAAAGGGTATCCTAAGTGTGTTCCAGCATCTAAAGCAGCTTCTATGACTAAAGCACAAATAAAATCAGCCGTTCGAAGAAAAAGGGCTAAGAAGCAGGGAGTAGGTGGTAAACCAACCTATGTTAAAACTGCTACTAGGAGAAGGCGTCGTGGCACGAAGAAGAAAAGGCGGTAGAAAAAGAGATCCCAGATTAAAAAGAGCAGGAGTATCTGGTTTTAATAAACCTAAAAGAACTCCTAAGCATAAAACTAAGTCACATATCGTAGTGGCAAAAGTTGGAAAGAAAATTAAAACAATTCGTTTTGGTCAGAAAGGAGCAAAAACCGCAGGTAAACCTAAAAAAGGTGAGTCTCGAAAAATGAAGATGAAACGAAAAAGCTTTAAAGCAAGACACGCCAGAAATATAGCGAAAGGCAAAATGTCTGCTGCTTATTGGGCTAACAAGGTTAAATGGTAATGCCAATCACCAAAACAAAAAAAGGTTGGAAAATAACTAATACTTCTGGAGTTTCTAAAACCAAAAAAGAAGCGAAGCGTAGACTTCGTGCAATTAAATGGAAACAGAAACGCAGGAAAAGACGTAATAATATTACGTAGGAGATAAAAAATGTCACTAAAATTTTTAGGATCGGAAGCAGCTTGTGGAACAAGTGTAGGGGCAGCCTCTACTTTCCAAAATGCTATGGACGTTAGATTAGTAAACAGTGGTTCTACCAATAGGTTAGTTACTGTTGCAAACTCATCTGATACAACTCTAGCAACATTCACACTAGCAGCGGGTGAAATTCAAATTATAAGAAAGAAACCTACAGATCAAATTTTTGCAGCACATGCTGAAATACTTGGCGCACCCGTAATTACGGAAAACTAATGCACGTACCTTCAAATGAAAATGAATGGTTAGATGAAGTGGGCACTCTGTGTATATCAACTTTAGAAAAGTTAAACAGTAAAGCCATGGAAGGAGATATAAAAGAATCAGATATAATACTAAGAGAAATATGTCTGGGGTACTTATATATGTTAACTATTTGTGATAACGAAGGTTTAATGCCTAAATCATTTAATTTAAAAAACAATATAACAATACACTAATGTTAGATGTAAGTAGGAAAGATATACTATCTGATAGTATAATGAATTTTGATGCAGCTTCACGCTTTATCAAACTTCCTATATCTGAATACTTAAACCTTTTAGGAGTTTCACCAAACTCAGCGCAGGTAGCATTAATAAATGCTATAAACAACCCTAAGTATAGATTTGTATGTGCCGCTCTTTCTAGACGGCAGGGAAAAACTTATATAACTAACGTCATTGGACAACTGGTTTCACTCGTGCCTAATTCCCACATTTTAATTATGTCACCAAACTATGCTCTGTCTCAAATTTCGTTCGATTTACAAAGACAACTAATTAAACACTTTGATCTCGAGGTGGTCAGAGACAATGCAAAGGACAAAGTAATAGAACTATCTAATGGTTCTACTATTAGAATGGGTTCAGTTAATCAAGTAGACTCTACTGTCGGTAGATCGTACGACTTGATTATATTCGACGAGGCTGCATTGGCGGACGGTAAAGATGCCTTCAATGTAGCCTTGCGACCTACGCTAGATAAAGAATTAAGTAAAGCAGTATTTATTTCTACTCCTCGTGGTAGAAATAACTGGTTTGCAGACTTTTACCATAGAGGCTTTAGTGATGAGTTTAAAGACTGGTCATCTATTCGAGCTACTTATCATGAAAATCCAAGAATATCACAAGAAGACATAACTGAAGCAAAGAAAAGTATGTCTTCAGCAGAGTTCGCTCAGGAATATTTAGCAGACTTTAATACTTATGAAGGTCAGGTCTGGAGCTTTGATTATGAAACTTGTGTAGCTGATTTAAGTCAGTTAGATACTAGTAAAATGGACGTTTTTGCAGGAATGGACGTTGGATATAAAGATCCAACAGCTTTTTGTGTTATAGGTTATGATTGGGACGAGCAAAAATTTTATCTTCTAGACGAGTATCTAGACGCAGAAAAAACTACTGAACAACACGCTACCGAAATTAGAAAAAGAATTAATAAATATGATATTGATTGGATTTATATAGATTCGGCGGCACAACAAACTCGCTATGACTTTGCACAAAACTATGATATTTCAACTATAAATGCAAAAAAATCAGTATTAGACGGCATAGGACATGTTGCGGGTATTATAGATAATGATTTATTAATAGTAGATCAAAGATGCAGACACACTTTAGAATCCGTTGATCAATATCAATGGGATCCGAACCCTAACTTAATAAAAGAAAAACCAAAACACAATATGGCAAGTCACATGGCAGACGCGCTTAGATATGCGCTTTATACTTTTGAGACATCTGCCAGTACATTTTAAAAATATGACCTGCCAAAAAATTATTCTTGACAACAAGGTAAATTTTTGGTATAATTTTTAATAAATAGGAAATTATGAATTTAAAAAGAGATTTAGTCAAGTACGTTAGAGACAAAGCGAAATCAGGTTATAAAAAAGAGACTGAATGCTATATCTGTGGAGATACAGAGAAGCTGGAGTTTCACCACTTCTATGGAATGACTGAGCTTTTAGAAACTTGGCTGAAAACGAATAAAATTACGATAAATTCAGCCGACGAAATAATGAATGTTCGGGAAACTTTTATTGCAGAACATATAAATGAAATTTATCACGAAGCTGCTACACTATGCAAATCCCATCATATGCGGCTACACAGTATTTACGGTAAACGACCAAAGCTCGTAACTGCCGCAAAACAAAAGCGATGGGTAGATAAACAGAGGATAAAAAATGGCATGGTATGACAGACTTTTAGGTAGAAATACGGAGACGGAGGAAAAGCTAAATCCTGCGCAGTCGTTTATAGCACTAGAAGAAGGACTAACACTAGACACTCGAGAAGTTAAAGATAATTATCGATCAGCTTACGAAGAGTTAGAGGTAGTCAACCGTGCTGTCAATATGATAGTAGATGATGTTTCAGAAATATCGTTTCAAGTTGGAGAAAAGATTAGGGGTATAACACCAATCAAAGATGCGGTAAGAAGAAGCCGTGTAGATTTAATACTAAATAAAGAACCTAACCCTTTTCAAGATGTTAGTAATTTTAAAAGAAATTTAATTATTGATTTACTAATAGATGGTAACATTTTTGTATACTATGATGGTGCTCATCTTTATCAACTACCAGCAAATAATGTAACTATCCACAGCGATACGGCTACTTATATAGAAAAATTCGAGTATGATGGACACATAGATTACGCCCCTAGAGAAATAATACATATTAAAGAAAACTCATTTAATTCAATCTATAGGGGCGTTCCAAGATTAAAACCAGCTTATCGAACAATGTACTTGTTAGATAACATGAGGAAGTTCCAAGATAACTTCTTTAAAAATGGAGCTGTACCAGGCTTAGTACTTAAGAGTCCAAACACTCTTTCTGAAAAAATTAAAGAAAGAATGCTGCAAGCTTGGCAAACTAGGTATAATCCTAAAAACGGAGGCAAAAGACCTCTAATACTAGATGGCGGTTTAGAAGTAGATGCTTTAACAAAAGTTAACTTCAAAGAGTTAGACTTCCAATCTTCAATTACAGCAAATGAAAAAATAATTTTAGAAGCAATGGGTGTACCACCCATACTTCTTGATGGAGGGAATAATGCAAACATTAGACCAAACCATCGATTATATTATTTGGAGACAGTTCTCCCAATAGTTAAAAAAGTAGGTTATGCTTTCGAAAGATATTTCGGATTTAAACTAATACCAGATGTTACTGATATTCCTGCTCTACAACCAGAGCTACGAGATCAAGCAGCATATTATCAAACATTAGTTAATGCAGGCATAATGACACCAAACGAAGCTAGAACTTCATTAAATTTAGAACCTATTGATGGTAATGATGATATAAGAGTTCCAGCTAATGTAGCGGGTAGCGCAGCAAACCCCGAAGAAGGTGGGAGACCACCCCAAACAGAGGAAGAAAATAATGGCGAATAGAAAAGCAATATTAAAAACACTAGCAGATTATTTTGCTGACAAAGGGCAGATGATGTCCCCCGCAGAATATAAAGAAGCAGCAGATGCACCTATGAGATTTATCGTTGCAAAGAGACCTTTTGGATCTTGGGCTCGTATGCAAGGTATGGTCAAAGCTAATTTTCCAGAACAATGGGATAAAGCTAATCAAGTAGTTGCAGCACCTGCACCTAAAGTGGCGGCTCCTAAAGCCAAAGCTAAGCCAGCAGCGACTAAAAAAACAGTCAAAGCTAAGAAATAGGAACTGTTATGAAGGAAAAAATATTTCATTGGACTAATACGTTCAAAACGTTAGGTGAAGATGATGACGGTAGCGTTAACATTAGAGGCCTAGCTAGCACAAACTCTATCGATCGAGTAGGTGATGTTATTAACCATGATGCTTGGACAAAATCGGGTGGACTGAATAATTTCGAGAAAAATCCGATAATTTTGTTTAATCATAACTATGATAAACCTATTGGTAGAGCTACTTCTATGGAAGTAAGCAATAATGGTCTGGAGCTTGGAGCAAAAATCTCTAAGTCTGCGGGCGATATTAAAGATCTAATTAAAGATGGCGTTCTTGGAGCCTTTTCCGTTGGTTTTAGAGTCAAGGATGCCGTATATAACGAAGAAACTGACGGATTAGAGATAAAAGACGCCGAACTTTTTGAAGTATCAGTCGTTAGTGTTCCAGCTAACCAAACTGCTATGTTTTCTCTTGCGAAGTCTTTTGAGACAGATAAAGAGTACCAAGAGTTCAAAAATCTTTTTAAGAATAATAATGAGGCTGATCAATTTAAACAAATTGAGACGCCACAAGCGACGGATAAAACCGTTTCACAGGAGAAACCTATGTCTACTGACAATCCAACTCCTAACGCTGATATCGATTTGAAAGCATTTGCAGAAGAAGTGGCAAAATCAACTGCCGCTAAAATTGCTATGCAACAAGCCGAAAAAGATGCTAAGGAGAAAGCAGAAGCAGACGCAGCAGCTGAGCTAGAAGCTCAAGAAAAGGCTGCAGTTGAAGCGAAGCAGGAAGAAGTTAAGACGATAGTAGAGGTTGGTATGGAAGGCGCTGAGCGTCTTACTAAAGACCTAGAGGATCGTGTTTCTGAGAAGCACGGTGACCTTGAAAAAGCTGTCGATGAACTTAAGGCTGATCTACAAGAAAAGAAATCTGAAATCGAAGCAATTCGTGAATCAAAGAGAGTTTTCGGTAGAGAAAGCACTTCTGACTGGCAAAAAGCCTATGAAAAGGACATCAATGATGCCTGGGTCATGGGTCTTGCAACAGGTAAAGGTTGGGACACTAAACTCGGTAAATCTACAATAGAAAAAGTCAACGCTCATTCAGGTGTTGGTGTATCTAGTGCAGATTTCGAGCAAACTGTTTCAACTAATATCGAAAGAGACATTCAGCTTGAACTAGTATTGGCACCTCTTTTTAGAGAAATTCCAATGCAGTCAGCTACACAGATTATTCCAATCATGCCAGATGCTGGTTACGCAGAATTTACTTCTAACCAAGCAGCAAGTGGATCATCTCCACATGGTAACTTGGAAGAAAGAGGCGACACTTATGGGTCACCTTATGCTGGTGTTGATTTAACTGAAAGAACTCTTTCAACTAAAAAACTTATTTCACAATCATACTTAGGTAATGAAACTGAAGAAGATGCAATTTTACCAATTCTACCACTAATTAGAGAGTCTATTATTAGATCTCACGCTCGTGGTATTGAGAATGCTATCCTATGTGGTGACCACGCTGATGGTGTTTATGGTACTTCTGCAGCAGCGTTCCAGGGCTTAATTAAAATGGCTACAGACGATGACTCAAGTGGTACTCACGTAACACAGTCAGCTACTGCATTTGCATCTGAGTCAATGACTGCCGCTCAACTACTTAACGCAAGAAAGAAAATGGGTAAATACGGTGTTAACCCTTCTGATGTTGTATTCATTGTAAACTTAGATGAATATTACAACTTGCTAAGTGACGCTGAGTTCCAAGATGTCAACCTAGTTGGCAACATGGCTACTAAGCTTAACGGCGAGATCGGAGAAGTCTTTGGATCTAAAGTAATTGTTTGTGACGAGTTTGCTACCCCAGCAGTCTCTAAGTTCTACGCGTGTGCCGTATACACTAAGAACTATGTAATGCCTCGACTACGTGGTGTTACTATCGAGTCTGACTACGAAGTAGCTAACCAAAGAAGAGTTCTAGTTGCATCACAACGTATCGGATTTACTGATATGATTGACGGAGCAACTTCTGTTCACGCTTTGAAATACAAAGCTTCCTAGTAAGCAATTGATTTTTATGTGGGGAGTTTTCTCCCCACATAGATTTCTAAGAGAGAATTATGGCAAATTTAGTAACATTACAAGAATATAAAGATTTTACGGGCTTAACAGGGGTAAAGACTGATGCACGTATTACTACTATTATACCTCAAGTTACTAAAGTTGTAAAAAACTATTGTGGTACCTCATTT